TGCTTTCATTTTATATCTCCGCAAATGAAACTTTGTCTTGCTTGCCTCTTAATCCTGCTTTCATATAGGCAGTTGCTCGCCCCTCAAAAAAGTTTTGGTGCTCAACTCCAAGTACTTCATCTAACCACGGAAGAGGGTTATCTTTCTGATCAAAGTTTGTTTTTAATCCAAGTTGTAATAACCGTCTATCAGCTATGTATCTATTGTATGCATACATATCTTTCTTTGTAAGTCCTTGCATATCACCTAGTTCAAATACTAAGTCAAGAAACTTATCTTCTAATTCCACCATCTCTCTACAAATATTGTAAAGTTCTTTTTTAAAATCATCAGTCCATATATCAAGATTCTCTTGTATAAACTCTCTAAATAATTTAGTCATAGCTTCTACATGTAAAGACTCGTCACGTATAGAATACGTTACAATCTGCCCCATGCCTTTCATCCTGCCAAACCTTGGGAAGTTTAACAAGATTGCAAAGCTACTAAATAATTGTAGACCTTCAGTAAACCCTGAGTAAACTGCTAGTGTTTTTGCAATAGCTTTCTTATCTCTACGTGTCGGTTTAAAGTCTTTTATATAATCATGTTTGTCTGCCATTTCTTCGTAGGCAGCAAAAGCTTTGTACTCTGTTTCCGGCATACCAACTGTATCTAGTAATAAACTGTATGCATGTTGATGTATTGATTCCATGTTAGCAAATGAACACATCATCATCCTTGCTTCAGGTTTCTTGAATATTCTCATATACTTATCGATATAACCTGAACCAACATCTACATCAGACTGTGTAAACAATCTAAATATTTGAGTTAGTAAATTCTTTTCTTCGTCTGTTAGTTCTTGCCAATCCTTTACATCTGTATGTAAGGGCACAGACTCTGGCAACCAATGCATTTGATTCTGTTCAACATACTTGTCAAACATCCAAGGATGATCAAATGGTTTATAATATTCTCTGTTACTTAATAGGCTCATTCCTTTTCTCCACGTGTTGGGCATACTTTTGAAGTAGCCATTTGTTATATTCTGTTATATATTCTTTTTCACTTAATGTTTTTGATCCAAATGAAGAATGTTCATCACAATAATCTAACCACATTCTTCTACAAAAACTATAGAACGTATCTTCCATTAAAATTCTTTAAGTAATAATTCTAGTTTTTCTTGAGCAGTAGCCATCTTTTCTAAAAGTAAATCCATAGACTCTATAATATGAGGGTGTTCAGCAACTCCCATACCTAATGAAAAGTATGTATCAAGTTCTGATTTTGCAATAGCTATTTCTGCTTCATACTTCTTTTGAAGTGCATCAAATCTTCCTTCATACATTGTATCAAATTTATCTTCTTCCATAATTATCCTTCACAACTTAAACATTCTACATCTTCAAGTTTAATTCGTTGTACTTTAACATTTACATTTTCAGCATTACGAGCAGCATCTGATCTAAAATAATATAATGATTTTAATTTATTCATAGCGTACCAATGAACATCATTGACGTACTGTAAGTATTCGTCATGTACTGCTTGAGACTCTGTAGCTTTAGGCATCGTAAAAAATAAATTTACACTTTGACTTTGACATACATAGGCTTGTCTCATATGTGCATGCTCAACTATATAGACTTGATTAATTTCAGTTGCTGTTTTAAATACTTCTTTTTCTTCATCCGAAAGGACATCTACACCTTGCACCGAACCACTAGCTATAGCCATATCTTTCCAGATTTGCTCTCTCGTGTCCATACTCAAGCCTTTTTTCTTGAGAAGTTTCTCTAGATATTTATTCCTAACTTGGTAAGAACCGGATAAAGTTTTGTGCGTATATACGTTAGCACGATATGGTTCAATACTAGGGGAAGTACCGCCACATATAATACTACTACTGGCATTAGGAGCAATAGCCAAAAGATGAGCGTTACGCTTATGGCTACCATGTATGTCAGGAGCTTCGCCACGTTCATGAGCCAATCTTTTAGTCGCATCAATAGATCGTTCCTTGATGTGGGCGAAGGCGACATTATTGATACTAGTAGATCGTAACCCATGGAAAGGTAATCCTTTGCTTTGGAGTAAAGCATGAAAGCCCATCGCTCCAAGACCCACCGACCTTTCCCTATACGCTGAATAAGCAGCTTT